AACCAACTCACGGCGGCACAGATTGCCACGGGCGTTTGGCAGGACACGACGGCAGGAGACTTCACCACGGCGAGCAGCATTGGGAAGAGTCTGTATACCAGCGGGGCGGTGCCTGGGGCCGCAAATGGCCTGTTCATTGCTGGGTCCAATGCGGCAACCACCGTCAACTTTACCGGCAATCTGAGCGGGTCTGTCGGAAGCGTCACTGGCGCGGTGGGATCGGTCACGGGGGCAGTAGGTAGCGTGACAGGTGCGGTGGGTAGTGTGACAGCAGGCGTGACCGTGACTACGAACAACGACAAGACGGGATACGGGTTGAGTGCAGCGGCAGTACAGGCGGTATGGGATGCGTTAACTTCAGCACTTACCACTGTTGGCAGCATCGGGAAACTGATTGTCACGAATCTCGATGCACTCATCAGTAGCCGCATGGCGACCTATACGCAGCCGACAGGATTCTTAGCGGCAACATTCCCCGCGACGGTGGCGAGTACCACCAACATCACCGCAGGAACGATCACGACGGTAAGTGGGAACGTAACGGGATCAGTCGGCAGTGTGACTGGCGCAGTGGGGTCTGTGACAGGGAATGTTGGTGGGAATGTGGTTGGGTCAGTTGCGAGTGTGACAGCATCGGTGGGCATTACCGCTGCCGCCGTGGATTTGATATGGGATGAACCTACCGCAGGACATGCCACCGCAGGCACGACAGGGAAAGCCTTAATAGATGCGGGATCGGCTGGTGATCCATGGTCCACGGAGTTACCGGGAGCGTATGGCGCAGGGACCGCAGGGAAATTGCTAGGAGATTCCTCATCAAATGTCACGAGCATTAAAGCCAAGACCGACAGTTTGACCTATACGGTTGCCGGTCAAGTCGATGCGAATATCCAAAGTGTCAATGATACGACAGTCACAGGGAATGGATCTGTCAGTACGCCGTGGGGTCCATAAATGGCATCATCGTGGGCGCAAAGTTGGGGGACAGTATGGGGTTCATCGTGGGGAACAGTGGTGGTGGTGCCACCGGAGACGTTCCCTGACTATCCCATTCAACCGCCGAAGGTCAACTACAACACGAGAGGACGTATCCAGCGGCATCAAGGACTCGATGCGATGGGGACGGATTCACCCTTTCGGGCGGTACGAGGACGGTACTAGATGCCTAATTCTTCCCCGATACAAAACAACTTCAACTCTGGTGAGTTCTCTGGCCTCATGGCTGGACGGGTGGACTTTGAACGCTACAAATCCGCACTGAAGGTCTGCACGAATCAAGTCGCCTATCTCCAAGGTGGGGTGACTCGCAGACCGCCGACGTACTTTTGTGATGAAGTGAAGGACTCTACCAAGTCAACAAGACTGGTGAAGTTCAAGTATTCCACCGTCTCCTCCTTTGTGCTGGAATTTGGCGATCAGTACATACGATTCAAGAAGAACCGTGCGCCGATCTATGACCTGACACTAACGATTACCGGCATTTCCAATGCGTCTCCTGGGGTGGTGACGTACACCGGCACCGATCCATCGAACGGAGATCATCTCGATATTAGCGGCGTGCTCGGCATGACCATCGTGAACGGTTTGCGAGTAGTGGTGGCAAACGTCAATACGATTGGCAATACGTTTGAAATGACCTACGTCGGTGGTGGCAATGTCGATACGACGGCCTTTGGAACGTATTCCAGCGCAGGAACGGCCAAACGAGTTTATACCCTGACCAGCACCTATCTGGAAGCCGACTTGTTCCAACTCAAGTTCACGCAGTCAGCCGATGTGCTGTACATCTGGCATCCTGACTATCCTGAACGCAAGTTGTCTCGCGTCACCGATTCAAGCTGGACGCTCACCAGTACGACCTTTCTGGATGGGCCGTATATGGCTGAGAACACGACCAGTACCACTCTGACCCCAAGTGCGGCAACAGGGGCAGGCGTGACACTCACGGCCTCGGCTGTCACTGGCATTAACAGCGATACCGGCTTTCAGAGCACGGATGTAGGCCGACTCATTCGCCTGAATCAAGGCGGGACCTGGGGCTATGTTCGGGTCACCGGATGGACCTCGACTACCGTTGTCACGGTCACGGTCATTAACACCTTAACCAGCACGGCGGCGAAAACTGCTTGGCGCATGGGGTTGTATTCTGACACCACCGGCTATCCTGCCTGCGGGACGTTCTATGGGGACCGACTCTATCGTGGAGGCTGTCCCGCCATTCCTGAACGATTTGACGGCTCTAAAGTGGGCGACTACGACAACATGGCCCCATCTGGCGTAGATGGCACGGTGACAGATGCGAGTGCGCCATCGTTTCGCTTGAACTCCAACGATGTGCAAACGATTCGCTGGATGGATGGCACCAGCAACGGCATCGCCATAGGGACGTTTGAAGGTGAATGGCTGGCGACGCCCTCGACTAACAACGAAACCATCACGCCGACGAACATTAGCGCGAAGCAATCGACAGGATGGGGCAGCGACGACATTCAGGCGGTACGGGCGGGGTCCGCGATTCTCTTTGTGGAAGCCAGCGGACGGCGTGTGCGGGAGATGAACTATCTCTACTACGAAAATACCCTGCAATCCATTGACGCTACCGTGCTTGCCGATCACATCACACGCGGAAACTATGACCCTGCGAATCCCGATGCAGGCACCTCCACCAATGCGCTCTCTGGCCTCGTGGAAATCGCCTATCAGAAGAAGAAGATCCCGATGCTATGGGCGGTGAGGAAAGATGGCGTGTTGCTGAGTCAGTGCTACAGCAAGGACGATAAGGTGTCAGGCTGGCAGCGGCATATTCTTGGAGGCTACAGCAATGCGGGCCATACCGCACGGGCCAAGGTGAAATCCTGTTGCGTGGTGCCCTCCTCAGATGGGGCCTACGATGAACTGTGGCTGGTGGTGCAACGCTATATCAATGGCCGTTCAGTCCAATACATTGAGTTTATGAAAGACATTTGGGAGCAGGGCAACGCCCAAGAGGACGGCTACTATGCCGATTGCTCACTGACCTATGACGGATCACTAGCGCAGACCGTGCGAGGGTTGCATCATTTGGCTGGCGAAACCTCTATGGCGATTGTATCCGATGGACGACAAATTTCTGACGAAACAACGCTGGTGGTGGGATTGAATGGAGCGGTGACGTTGCGGATCGAAGATCGAGGGACTGTAATTCATATCGGATTCCCCTACGACAGCGACGGGCAAACCCTTCGCATGGAAACGGGATCAGCCACCGGCACGGCACAAGGGAAAAAGCAGCGCATTCATCGGGTGATATTCCGGCTGCATGACAGTTTAGGGTTGTCGGTAGGACCGTCCTTTGACGATCTCACGCCGCTCACATTTAGAACTTCTGCCGACTTACTCGGCAACGCAACACCCTTGTTTACCGGCGATAAAGTGGTGCCCTGGGAAGGCGGCTCAAGTACGGAGGCGACGATATGTTGGCGATGGAGCGGGGCATTACCCGGCACGATCTTGGCGGTGATGCCACACATGAACACCCAAGACCAGACATAGTGCCCTTTGAACCGTGGCACCTGCACTGGCTCACGTTACAACCCACGCAGGCGCATTTGAAGGAGTTGTTGACGGATGCTCACGGCGCAGCGATTCACAAAGCAGGACCGGCCTATACCGCGTTTGTGGGGTACGAAGTGATTGCCTGTGCAGGAATCATTCAGATGTGGCCTGGACGGGCGCAAGTGTGGTCCTTGCTCTCCGATCAGATGCCCGTCTATGCGCGAGACATACATCGTGCAGTACGGAACTACCTACGGGCATATCGCGTCAGACGGTTGGAGTGTATTGTGGACCCACGCCACGAGGCGGCAGTCAGATGGGCGAAGCACTTAGGATTTACTTACGAAGGCACCATGCAAGCGTATGACATGCACGGGAACGATCAAGCACTGTATGTGAGGCTCCAACGTGGCTGACCCGATTAGCTGGGTGATGATAGCAGGGGCAGGAGTCGCCGCCGCAGGCGCGATCTCGCAAGGCGAAGCGCAAGCTAGTGCTGCTCGTTATAACGCCCAACTCAGCGAACGCAACGCCATGACCATTAGGGGGCAAGTCGCTAATCAGGTGGCTCGCCAACAGCAAGAAGCGCAGATGGTGCATGGGACGCTGTTAGCAGGGTACGCCTCATCCGGGGTGGCGACTGACGAAGGCTCACCGATGGATGTGCTTCGCATGAGTATCGCCAATGCCAAGCTGGACGAACAT